CCGGCGGTCTTCTCGGTCGTGGTGCCGGTGAGCGCCTTGGACAGCCCGTCGAAGCCGGTGGCGTCCACGGCCGTGTCGCCCAGGATCATCTCCTGCTGCAGCCGGATCGGCGCCGACGCAACGAGCTGCTGCAGCTGGAACGTCAGCTCGTTGGTGGTCGCCGAGCCGAGGTTCGCCAGGACGCGGTCGAGCGAGAACGCGCCACCGAACGGCTTGAGGTCCACCGTGAAGCGGGTGCGGGTCGCCTGGCCGGGCGTGTACTCCTGGTTGAACTGCCGGAACGCCGCCGGCGCCGCAGTCGTGAGCCGCGTGTAGCCGTAGGTGAGGGTTCCGCCGCCCGTGCCCGGGTTGACGGAGTCGTCGAAGGGGATGTTGTCCCACAGCCAGGAGTAACGCCGCAGGTTGTCGATCACCGAGTAGTCGATCGCGTTCTGCGTGTTCACCTGCGCTTGGGCGAGGGTGATCGGCATCTAGGGCTCTCTCTGTTGCGGGACTACCGCTGCTGCTGCAGATGCATGGCGACGGCTTCCCCGAGTGATTTCGGTCTGTTCACGGCCGGGCCGCGCGCACCTTGCGATGGATCGGGCCGCGGCGTCGTGGGGCCGGGCGCTGCGTTGGCGCGGTACTTGTCCGGCTTCGCCTCCAGGGCGGCCTGAACCTTCGCCTTCAGCGCGTCGGCGAACTCCGCCGACCGCGGATCCTCATCGACGAGATCGTCCAGAGAGTCGCGGAAGAAGTTGGAGTCCAGCAGCGCTTCGGCGTCGGCGCCGAGCGATCCGGCCGCCCGATATACCTGCAGCTCGACGGCGGACACCCACGCAGACGACTGGGCCTGCTCGATCTGCCCGGCCAGGTCCTCGGCGGACACCGGCTCGCCTTCCTGGCCGATCCCGAGCGCTTTGGCGACCTCGGCGAGGGTCTGCTGGCGGGCCTCCTGGGCTGCCGCCTGCTTCGCCGTCGTGCGTGCCTTGGTGGCTTCGCCGCGCAGGTCGCGGATCTGCTTCTGGGCCCACTCGGGCAAGGAGTTGAAGTCCTCGGCTGATTGGGCGGGCTGAGTCTGCGCTCCGGGCGCCGGCTCGGTTGGTGCGGTCGGTTCGGTGGCCGTCGCGCCCGGCGCCGGCTCGGTTGGTTGCGTCACGGTGCTTTGCCCTCCCGGGGCTTAGCGGGATTTCGACAGGAGCGATCGCGCCGAGCGGTATGCCGACTTCGGCGGTTTCTTGCGGGCCGGGAGGGTCTTCTCCTTCCCGGCGAGTTCGGTGTTCTCACCCCAACGTTTGGCCCAAGGCTTCCTCGTGGCGAAGGCCCAGGCTTGCTGTGCGCGGGATGCGAACGTGTGCGTCTTGCTGGGCATCAGTAGCCGCCGCCGAGGCGGGACTGACCTCGCTTACCGGCAGTCGCGACGGCGCGCGATGCGGCCGAGGGCGTCGACTTCGGCGTCCTCTTCGGTGCGCTCTTCTTCCTCACCGACGGGCGGGCCCGCTTCATCACCGCCGCGGCCTTCTTGGCCGGCGGTTTCGCGGTCAGCAGCGCGACCATCGTCCGGGCGTCGACAACCCCGGTGGGTTTCATCCCGTTGGCCTGCTGCCACTTCTTGATTGCCGCGCTCGTGTGCGCGCCCGGCTTGCCGTCGATGAGGAGCGGATGCCCGTGTTCGTCGGTGATGCCGAGCTTGTTGAGGGCCTGCTGCAGCGCCTTCACCCGCGGGTCGGCGGTCTTGCCGTGCGCAGAGCCGGACTGGATCGGGCCGGCCGCCCACGCGCCGGTGGGTTTGCCGTTCGCGGCCGCGGTGGCAGCGAACAATCCGCCCGGGCCGCGGGTGTGCTTGGAGTTGAACGCGGATCCGGACAGGGCCATCAGTCACGTCCCATCAGTCGCCGGGCTTCACCGGTCCGCCGTACACCCGGCATGGGGGCATATGCGCGGACGGCGAGCTTCTTGCCGGTGAAGGTGCGCTTCACCCCGACGCGAGGTGGCCTATGGCCGCGAGCGGCGCGCGCCTCGCGGCGAAGCGCCTCCGCGAGCGGCATGACGGGGCTGCCCGTCTTTCTGATCGCTTCGGCGCGCAACCTGGGCGAGGCATATTCGATCTTCTGCCGCTGCTGCGGGTTCAGGTGACCTCGCCCGTGGGCGGCGAACGCTCCATGGACGGCGTGAATACGGTCGACCACTGTTGCGACTTCACGCCGGCGAGCATCGGCCGGCGTGCGTGGATGGAAGGCTGCGGCAGCTCGGCCGGCCCGATGCTCGGGCGATCGGTCCGCGCCGCGGGCCCACCGTCCGTGGTAGCCGCGGAAGTGCTTCGCTTCATCCCACATTCCCCGGCCGGACATGGCCCTCCTAAAGGATGTAGCCATGCCGCTTCAACTGCTGCAGGGTCTGTTCGCGGTTCCATCCGAGCCGTTCGGCCTCGAGGTAGATCTGCTCGGGTACTAGCCGGACCTTGACGCGCTGACCACGAAACCGGACCCCGGTGGCTTTGACCGGCCGACCGGCAATGGTGACGGACTTCAGTTCGCGCCTGAAGTTGGTCACGTGGGCGAGGTCGGCGCCGCCCTCGATGGCCCGCTGGTCATGCCCGGACCATCCAGCCTTGGCCCGCTGCTCGTCGGTGAGGCTGTCGTACACCTCACGCGGCGATGGCACGTCGACCGTTTCGGCGGCAGGAACGTGGACGCAGTCGCACAGCGGATGCCGCTTGAATCCCGCCGAGTATCGATAGAACCGGCCGGCCAGGATGATGCACCGCGAGCAGCTGGGCAGCGTCAGCAGCCGGACATAGCCGGTGGCGGTCCGGTCGTTGACGACCGCGACGCCGGTCGAGATACGCGCGGCGTCGGCGACCTGCGTGGCGACGATCCGCTCGAGGTGCCGTTCACCGATCGCGTGCGCTTGGGCATGGTCCATGCCCTGGTCGACGAGCGCCGACACTTCGAAGGCCGAGTACCCGAGCAGCGTGTTGAGCGGCCGGCCGTCCGAGGCGGTATCGGCGAAGACGTGCTCGGCGACGATCCCGAACGGGTCAGGGTCGTTCCCGCCGTCGCGGATGGTGGCCGCGACGTACGCCTGGGCGCCGCGGGCCGCCTCGAGCATCGCCGCGCGCACGGTGGACAGGACTTGAGCGGCAACGAGGGGCCAGTTGCCGAACCGCCACAGCCGCCGCGTCTGGCTGACTGCGGCCGCGGCGATGGTCTGCTGCCGTTTGCGGTGCGCCCGGGCGAGTTGCTCAGCCGGCAGGCTGGTTCTGGTCGCCACTTGCACTCTCGGCGGCGGTGGCCATCTCGAACTGGGCTGCCTGCATCGCCTGCGCGACCGCGTCTTCCTGTTCCATGAGCGCGATCTGCGCGTCCGTGTAGCCGAGATCCTGGCGGGTCTGCTTCAGCGGCACGATCGGGGTCGGCAGGTTGTACAGCTTGACGGCGGCGTCTGCCTTCTGTGCCACGGTGGGTGTTGCCGGGTCGCGCCAGATCGTCTCGAGCCGCTTCAGCGCCGGATCCCAGTCGCCGGACTGGAAACGTCGAATGATCCGCTGCGTGCGCTCCCACGACCCGCCGAACGGCCGCTGTTTGCGCTCGGCCCGCTTGATGAGCCGGATCTCCGCCGACCGGATCGCGTCCGCGGAGGGCGGGTTCTCGGTCGTCAGCCCGACGTAGTGTGCCGGCAGGCCGGCGATCGAGGCGGTGAGCCGGGCGAGCTGGTTGAGCGTGTCGTGGAAGTTGGTGAGTTGGGCTGAGGCGAACTCGAATTGGCGCGCTTCGTCGGCATCGACAGGCAGGGTGAGCAGCCGCCCCATGATGGCCTGCAGCGCGGTCATCTTGTTGCCGCTCTGGTCTTCGAGGTCGTTCGGCCCGATGCCGAAGATGCCCCGAAGGGGAATTGCGACGAACTCGGCGGCCACCATCATGTCGGTGGCGATCTTGTTGGCGGCGTGGGCGAGCGGCAGGATCGGCGACAGCTCCGATCGGCCGCACCAGTCCGACAGCCGTGATCTGTTGACCAGCGGCGTGATGGGCACCATGCCCAGCTGGTGCTCGTCCCGGTCGACCTCGTCGTACGTACCCGAATGACCGTTGCGCTCGTAGAAGATCGTCACGTCGGGCAGATACAGCGTGGCGTACGACTCGCCCTGCCGCGTGAGGTCATTCTGGTTGGACTGGTAGCGGCGAAGTGCCGCCCGGACGTCACGGGTGCGCGGGTCGATCTCGGCGTACACCTCGAGCGGCGACTCGCAGGTGACGATCGGCGTCGTCTCGTCTTCTTCGTTCGTCCCGACCGCGATGTACGCCCGCTTCATGACGAGGGCATCGAGGTGGGCAAGCTGGGACTGCTCGTCGAGGTTGTTCTCCTGCCAGATCCGCCACATCTCGTCATCGGCCGAGTCCGAGTCGGGGAGTCTGAATCCCTCGACGTCGAGACGCTCTTCGAGGGAGTCGACGACGAGCTGCGGCCAGGCGATGACGACCTGCTGCAGCCGGTCGCCGAGTTCCCGCATGACCTCGGGGTGCATGTATGCCCGCTGGGCTTTGAGCTCGTACTCGTCGTTCAGCAGCCGTAGGTGCTTGTTCTCAGTGTCGTGGACCTGTGACAGGTAGGTGACCCAGTCCTGTTCGGACGTTGGTAGGGCCACCGCTCACCGCCCTATCTGGTCATGACGACGAGCTTGCGCTTCTTCGGCCAGAGCTTGGCGGCAGTGACGTCGCCGGCGGCTTCATGACAGATGATCGAGGTGACGCAGGCGTCGATCTTCTGCTTCTGCGTCGGCTTGCCGAGTACGTACCGCTGGCCCGGGCGGGGCAGCTTACGCGCGTTGCGGACGTGCACCGCGGTGGTCGGGCAGTCGTCGTGCGTGAACGTCGCGTCCTTCTTTGTCACGTCGGCAAAGAGCCGGACGCAGGCGGCGTGCATCTGGACCAGCCGGTACGTCTCCCAGCGAACGACGCGCTTCTCGCCGTGCGCTGCCACCCAGTCGTCGATTTCGGTCTTCCAGTCGGGCGGGTCGGCGTACAACCGGGTCACCTTGAACCGATCGAACAGCTCGTCGACCGCGGCGCGCACCTCGAGGCGCGGCACCTGTCCGCTGTGTTTCGCCGGATCCCAGATCGTCGGCAGCCGGTCCGGCCCGAATGTCGGCGTGAACTGGTATCCGTCTTCGGTCTCGGCCCGCAGGATCGTCCAGTCGTCGACGTCGGAGCCGTCGAAGCCGAGCACGATCGCCGTGCCGTCCGGCACCTCGCGAGGCGCCCCGCGGTCGTCCCACTTGTCGCCGTCGAGCCATGTGCCCGAGCCGTAGACGATCCGGTTGCCGTAGAACCGTTCCGCCTGGGCCGGGTCCTTCTCGAGCAGCTCCGCCGCCTCGGCCTCGATGCCCATCCGGTCGGCGTGCGGCGAGCCGGCGTAGTTGAACGCGTGGATCCTCGCCCGCTCGGCCTTGACCGTGTACTTCAGGTGCGGCGGCGGCGGCTCGTAGAACTTGAAGATGTCCTTCGACGCCGACTCGTAGGTCCGCTGGGCCACGGAGTCCTCGGACGGGTCGTAGCAGTTCGTCGTCTCGAGGCCGCGCCCGCCCATGGCCGAGCAGCCGCGGCGCATGGTCTCCGCCACTCGGATCAGCTTGTTCGTGGCGTTGTACAGCTGCGTCTCGTCGTGAAGATATCCGGTGATCGGCGCCCCGAGGCGGGCCAGCGCCGAGGAGGTGACCACGTCGATGCGGTTGAGGTCCGGGTCCGGGTCGACGCCGCCGGCGAGCCGGATGAAACCCTCGCGTACCAGCATCCGGTCGCGTAGCCGTGGCCCCCGGGCCATCGCCTGCAGCGGCCGGTAGACGTTGTCGACCTGGTCTTCGGCGGTGGCGAGCAGCTGAATCAGCGGGGTCGGCCACGGCATGCCCATCGGCTCGCCCGGCTTGT